TCCAGCGTCAATTAATTCCTGAGTATTAAAAACGCAATGAGCTGTACGAATACTTGCATATGTCCCTGTTTCAGGGTCAATCTGGGTATTATGGAGCGTTATTGTTCCATCAATAATAGCTGTAACCTCTGGAGTTATATTCCCCCTAGTTGTAATTGTGAGGGGAGTTTGAAACCCACCTTCACCTAATATACTGCGGTTGTCAACTCTCATTTGATCTAATAACGCTCCATTACTCATTTATATTACCTTTTCAAGAGCTTTGATAAGATCTTTATTTTTCACACCTGAACACTTAATTTTATATGCTTGACATAAGTTCATAAGTTCTGGACGCTTCATTTTTTTGATCTCGTCAAGTGTTATTTTTGGCTCTGCTTCTTCTTTTGCAGGTTCAACAACTTTTTCAACAGGCTCTTCTTTTTTTGACTCTTCGACTAAATCACAATATCCTTTTTCAACATGGAAAAAAACTTGCTTTTCTCCATCTCTGCGCCAAATTGAAGGAGCTATTAAGTCACCTTCACAATAAGATTTACCATTTATAGTTATTGATTTTCCTTCTTTAACAATAGCCTTCATAATAACCTCCATTATGACAATACTGTCATTGCTCCAAAAGAATCATTTGTTCTAGGCACATAGAGAGGATTTTTCTGTACTTCAATCATAACGCCTCTGTTTCTATCGCCTTTATAAGTAGAAACATACATACTAGTAGCAACTCTATCATTGATATTTCTTACATTTCCTGAAGGAAGTATCCCGGAAAGTTCACTATCATTAATATCTTTAATTACATCAACTCCAGCATGATAAACTTGATAGTCACCTTGTGAGGAAATGAAAATAACTTTTTTACTGTCAACATATGAAGTTACTGTTGAATCATCAGCAGGGTCTAAATACCAATCTGAGAAAGTCCAGAAGTCAACATTTGTTCCATTCATGTTGTAAGTTCCCCAGTACTGAAAACCATTAATACGTCTTTCTTCAAAATTAAGAATGCCTCTATTGATTCTTCTGTTGTCAAGTTCATCTTTAATTTTAGAGTTTCTTACAAATTCTCTTTGAGCTTCAAGGCCCATAACGATATTATCAACTACATAACCACTTTCTTGTTCAATCTGAGCCATGCGGCCTTCAATATCTCTAATTGGGTCTGCGTCTGCATCATCCCAATATTCAGAACCTGCGGCTCCTGTAAGGTCTGCAAAGTTTGCTGTTGGACATTCGAAGTCGATATCAGCAACGCCAATACCTAGACTATTGGTAGCAAATTCAATTTTCCCAGTCTGGAAAACAGAAACAGCCTGAAGCAATTCGCCTCTACCGATTTTGTCATCAAGTAAAGCAACATCACCAGCGGTTTTAGAAATAAGCTTTGCCTGTCTTTCTTTTTCGCTATAAATAGTTTCGCCTGCTGTTCTGTTGTTAAAATTAGCTATATTGTAAGGTCTAGCTTCTTTGTAACTAGGTGGTGTGAAAGAAACATTTTTGAAAACTTCAGTTCCATTTTCTGTAGCTCCTGTGTTTCTGTTCATGGCTTTTGAAGTAAGCCTTTTTTCTTTAACGATATCAAATTCGACATTGATTCCGTCAAAAACATTTTCTGATTTTGATTCAAAAAAATTAAGAAATCCTAATTTTGGTCTTTTTCTCTGAATAACTAGATCCGCAAATTTAGTTATTGCACTAGTGTTTGTGTTAGCCATGTTTTTCTCCGTTTTTATATTATTCAACTATTTGAACTACTTCTTCTGCAATAATCCCTGTTTCTTTAAGCATAAGCCTAATAGAGCCAGACGCTTCAACATCACCGACAACAGTGAATACATCACCTATATCAAAATCTTCTGCACCGTCTGCAATTGTAACACCAAAAGCACCATTGTCATATGCAACCGCAACTGTAAGTGGAGCCATTAAAAAACCATCAGGATCAACAACTTGAAAAGTTCCTGCGTTTGATGCTTCTGCAGTACAAGTCAATGTATAAGTTCCAGCTTTTGCAAGTGAACCCTGTGTAATTGCTCCAGCAACACCGTTACCAACATTGCTACCACCCGCAGTAATAGCCATTGCAGTTCCACCGTTAGAAGTTGGCACAGTATCAATTGTGTCACTACCAGGAAGTGAAAGAGCGGATGCATTAACGTCACCCCATACACAAACACTACCTGTAATTTCGCTTGTAGCTCCAATTGTCATATCATAAGGAACTATTGCAACTGGTTTTAATACGCTATCTTCTGGATAAGCATAAAACTTGCCGTCTGTTTCATCAAACAATAGTAAAGAAGCTTCATCAAGTGTAACTTCTGCACCAGTTCCATTTTTAATTGTAACACCAGTAAAAAATCTGTTGTTAGCTTTGCGGAAATCAATGTTTCCATTTACTGTAACTCTAGCCATTTAATTCTCCATTATTTTTTAATATAGCCTGCTTCTTCCATGTAATCATAAATATCTTCTTCTTTCTTCTCTTCATCTCCAACAACTTTCATTTCATTTAAAGCGTTAATGTTTCCAAGATTTTCAGGTTTTAGATCTTCTTCACGATCTTTTCTTTCTGCTTTAGCGATTTTTTCATCACTGTACTTTTCTACACAGTCTGCATAATTTGCGTTGTTTTCAATGTTTCCCAAAACAGTTGAATTCTCTGCTTTGTCAATCCAATTGAGATGTTTTTTGACATTCTCAATAACTTCCTTTTTTGCCGCTTCCATTTCTTCAGCGGTAAAAGTTTTTACATTTTCCATAGAGTTTACCTCCTCTATACTGTTAGTGGTCGCGGTATTTTTAAAATGTGGCAAGACTTTTCTGCCAGCCATTGCCGCAAATTTATTTTGATATGCTTTGTGATTCTCAATAGTTTCTTTCTTTGTCTCTATTTCAAGTATTTCGTCAATAAGTCCTAACTCTAAAGCCTTTTCAGCATCCAGCCATTCACCATTACCATTATCTATACTCATCAACTCTTTTATCTCGCTTGCTTCTCCACCTGTTCTTTCTTGGTAGATATTAACAAGCACTTTATCTATTGTCTCAAGTGTTTTCGCCATCTGTTTTAGTTCTGTCTTATTTGCACTTGCACTCATCCAGGCTTCATGGATTAAGTAAAAAGCATTTTTCGACATTCTAAGTTTGCCAGGGTCCGCAGCTTGTGAAATTATAGTTGCTGCACTTGCTGACATTCCAAAAACTTCAACTTCTATATTTGCTGGATGGTTTTTCAAGGCGTCGTGAATAGTTACGCCATGATCTACACTACCACCAGGACTTGAAATCCTAACAAGTATTGTTTTTGCTTCTTTTCCTTTCACGTCATTGAGAAAGTTTCTTATTTCTGCTTTTGTATTTTTTGACTCTTCTGAGCCTTCCCAGTATGAACCAATTATTCCATCAATATCAATAACAACTTTTTCATTTTCTAAACTATATATATTGTAAAATTTCTTTACATCAGACATTATTCGAGTCCTCAAAACTATTCATAAAATCATCAACTTTATCATTTATATTATCAATCTGCTGTGATGTTGTCAGTGCGGCTTCTTCCTTTTCTGTCATAATCCCAAGGGCTTCACGTTCTTTTTTTAATCTTCTTGCATTGTCATAAAAGTCAGTTCCATTGAATTCATCTGCTGCGGCTTCCATAGTCAATGCACCTTTAGCAATTTGAATTTCAATTGCTTTCCATTGCTTCACTTCATCTACAGATTTGTTTGGAAGTCCACGCCATTTAGTAAAACGCCACGCGCCTAAAACTTGCCATTCTTTTAAATTCATTAATGATTCAACATATCCAGGGGCGACTATTTCATTAGTAAGAACCATTCCTGTTAGCCATTCATTATAGATAGGCTGCGTAAAAGAATCACTAAAAATAGACTGAGCCTTTTGAACGTAATCATTAAAATCAAGTTTTGCCTGTCTGGATGCACTAAAATTGCTCTTGAATTCAAGAAACATTATTTCTGGCGGTATTTCTAAAGCATGAGCCATAGTTTTCATACAAAATTCAACAAAAGGTCCAAAATTAACATTCGGTCTTGATGTATCAAATGATTTAACAGTTTCACCAGGGAGTAAATTAGTCATTAAAAAACCTGGTTGCATTTCATTATATGTATTAGTGTTGTTAATATCAGTATTTTCAACTGTTTGCGATCCTTTAACCATGTTTTTTAGCGGATTTTGTGCAGTTGGTGCGGCTTTTTCTGATTGTTCATGAACAACGGCAATATAACTATTAATTAAGGCTGCTCTTTGTTCCGAATCCATATATTTTCCAATTTCATTTATATTTTGAAGAACTACAGACAATAAAGGCAAGCCTCGAACGTCATCAATTCTTGACTCTGTAGCCCTTACTAACCAAGCTCTTTTTCTTCCTCTTGTCGTGTAAGCTGGAACCCTGGTGTATTTAAGTGTGGCGTCATTGTAGACATGATAGGCAACTTCTCGACCTTTTGAGTCAAGTTCTACCCCGTGTTGGATTTTATTGGTACTAGAATTTAAAGGAGGGCTAGCAATGTTTATTCCATCAACTAGCTCTATTTGAGGAAGTCCCAGCTTATTTATACTTATTATAACTAAACAATCACCTGAATAAAGAGAAGCATTAAAAGCTAATCTTTGCATTTGACCCATTGTATATTTTCCAGTAACACCAACAAGCCTTGTATCTTTACTCCAAACTTCATATTTTCTTTCTGTATCAGTAGACCAAACTTGCAACTCTTCTTCTGTCATGAATTTACTGAGTATTTCCGCTGGTGGTGTGCATCTTAAGCGTAAACCTGTATTTATAACTTTAGTTTCTAGCCTTCTGAAAATAGAACTTGCAAAACTATTCTCTCTTAACATCTGTAACGATCTGAACTGTAGCGTTCTAAGGTCAACTACCCGTAAATCAGCGGTTAAACCAAAACCGTTAAAGAAATTGACCTTAGACCCGCTGTATCCACCAGGAGAGAGAGATGAAAGGTTTAAAAACGACATTGAGCCATTTTTTACATTTTTGACAGTTTGAGTATCTATTTTATTATTTTTATTACGTGTGAAAAAATCCTTAAGACCCATAAAAGCCCCCTGACCTATCCAAGCTGGCAATTTCCCACTGAATATCTTTTCTTCTTTTCAAAAGAGTG